CTGAAGGTGATCAAAGAGATGTTCGAAGCATCAGTAGATGGTCAGCCATACGACACAGAGCGTTGGGGTTCTTACTTCCGTCCGGCAGGTGTACAAGCGCCTGGTGGTGCCGCCGCTGGCGATGCAGAAGACACTCCAGCACCTGCTGCTAAACCAGTACTGAAAGTTGCTGCCCCGGCAGCACCTGCGGCCGAAGATGCGTTTGATGAGGAACCAGCACCAGCAGCCACACCTGTGTCGGCAGTCAAACCAAGCGGCAATGCCCAAGACATCTTGGCCATGATCCGCGCTCGTCAACAGAAGTGATAATTGACCACTTGGTGCATTGATTATAGAAAAGGAGGCATGGGCAATACTGTTTTAGCCCATGTTCTCTTTTCTTGTAATAAAGTCAAACTGAATTTAGATAAATTGTTCTCGGCCACTGGGAATAGCCACAACATTAGTCATTTTAACACAACCAAACTTATAGCAAAACATCTAATAGAATTTCCTGATAAAAATGCAAAGTGTATTTTACAACTCAAGTCAGACAATTGGTTTAATATTTTGCAACACAAGTTTTCGTATGCTAAATGGCATAATGCAGTGCCTACTCTTGGCAACTGGAATAAGTTTTTTAAACAAGTAGTTGATAGTAATAATCAAGCCTGGCAACAGTTTTATGTTAATGTTAAAGACAAATCATGGCCTGAATGTGAATCATACAGTAAAATTGATTCATTACCGGAATATATCTTGGCAGAAGTAAAACAACTATACCAACCATCTGCCACTGACATTTCTACAAACGAACAATTACTTGAATTTTTAACAAACACTTACTTTGATAGCATATCTAAAATTGACAATTTTGCGTTTGATGCACCGGTATATCAATTAAGCAATTACTTTAACTACAACATAGAACCATTAATACAAATTTCTAAAATGTTAAATTGGCAATGGGACAACAAGTTGAGTAAAAAATTCCACAACAAAATGTTGGAAACAAATGCTACATATCTAGCATGGTTGGGCATAATAAAACAACATCACGATTCATTGGTGTCTGGTATTGTTTGTCCTATAAACTTAGATATATGGGAAAGAGCATTATTAATTGCAAAAGTTTGTCAAACGCTACATTGTAATCCACGGGATTTAAAATGGCAAGATAGCGGTTGTTCTCTAGAGCAGGATAGTGCTATACTAATTAAATTATTACAAGGCTAAACATGGGAAAACCATTTGACGTAAGCAAGTTCCGCAAGGAAATCACTAAGAGCATTGATGGCCTTAGTATTGGATTCAATGATCCAACAGACTGGATCTCCACAGGCAACTATGCCTTGAACTACCTGATCTCAGGAGACTTTAACCGCGGTATTCCTTTGGGTAAAGTAACTGTGTTTGCTGGAGACTCTGGTGCAGGTAAAAGTTATATCTGTTCAGGCAATATTGTGAAGAACGCACAAGAGCAAGGTATCTTTGTGGTGTTGATTGATTCAGAGAATGCACTGGATGAAGACTGGCTCAAAGCCCTTGGGGTTGACACAAGTGACTCAAAACTGCTCAAGTTGAGTATGGCCATGATTGATGATGTGGCTAAAACTATCTCCACATTCATGAGTGACTACAAGGCCTTGCCCGATGGCGAGCGTCCTAAGGTCATGTTTGTGATTGACTCCCTGGGCATGTTATTAACACCCACTGATGTGAACCAGTTTGATGCAGGCGAAATGAAGGGTGATCTAGGCCGTAAGCCCAAAGCTCTCACTGCCTTGGTACGTAACTGTGTGAACATGTTTGGTTCATACAATGTGGGCTTGGTTTGCACCAACCACACATACGCAAGCCAAGATATGTTTGACCCAGACGACAAAATCAGCGGCGGTCAAGGTTTCATTTACGCCTCATCAATTGTGGTGGCCATGAAGAAGATGAAGTTAAAAGAGGACGAGGATGGCAACAAGATTACTGATGTCATGGGCATCCGCGCTGGTTGTAAAGTGATGAAAACACGCTATGCCAAACCGTTTGAAGGCGTGCAAGTTAAAATTCCCTACACAACAGGCATGAGTCCGTACTCGGGATTGACTGACTTGATTGAGAAAAAAGGCCTGCTCAAGAAAGAAGGCAACAGCCTGGTGTTCACCACAAGCCAAGGTGAAATTATCAAGAAGTTCCGCAAAGGATGGGAACGCAACGATGATAACTGTCTCGATACTGTGATGAAAGACTTTGGAAATATCAAGGAAGAGGTAAGTACCGGCGAGGAGGAAGCAGAATGAGTGAACATGTGGCAGCAGAAATTTGGAGTGAGCTCAAGCGATATGTAAACACAGTTGACCGCAATGAAGCAGCAGAAACTGTGGTTCAGATTCTAATGGACAATGATATTGATGTTGAGGATATTCGGACTGCATTCAAAGGCGATACAGATATCAAACGAGCACTTACAGTATATCTTGACAACGACAAAGACTATGCAGAAGAAGACGAAGATCCTGAAGAAGAGGACCCCAACGAAGACGACTGGGAAAATTAATGTGGTATAGTCGAGTAGTTGCTAGTCTTGATGCTATTCCAGATTTTATAGCACACTACGAGCGTGAAATAACTGACGCTAAAAAAGACTGCCGCATTGCTGGAATTGTTGAAAAAAACATCACAGCACTTCCTGGCATTACTGAGTTTAGATACAACCAGCTTCAAGAAATTGAAGCTGTGTTGAACTTTCTCAATATCCAACTGCGTAAGATCCGCAGAAAGCACTTCCAAAAGTATCTGGAAGGCTATGCTCGTGCGCTTACGTCAAGAGATGCTGAAAAGTATGTGGATGGCGAAGATGAAGTGATTGATTATGAAACCATAATCAACGAAGTAGCATACCTACGTAATCGTTGGCTGGGTATCATGAAGGGACTAGATTCTAAACAATGGATGGCAGGGCACCTCATTAGATTACGTTCGGCTGGAATGGAAGATATTACAGTATAACATGAAACTAATACTAGGACCCTGTGCTATCGAAAGCAGAGAGCATGCAATGATGATGTGCGAGCACATTCTCAATGCTATACAAGGCTTTGATGTGAGCTTTTACTACAAAAGCAGTTTTGACAAAGCTAATCGCACCAGCATTGCTGGCTCACGTGGAGTGGGTCTGAGCCAAGGCGCTGACATTTTGCAAGAAGTGAGAGAACGGTTTGGTGTCAAAACATTAACTGATGTGCATGAGACTTGGCAATGCGAGCAGTTAAAACACTCAGTGGATGTGTTACAGATACCTGCGTTTTTATGCAGACAGACTGATCTGTTGTTGGCAGCCGGTGCAGCGGTACACTCTGTAAACATCAAAAAAGGACAGTTCTTGGCGCCCTGGGACATGAAAAATGTTATTGACAAACTGCCAGACAACGATGTATGGATAACTGAACGTGGCAGCAGTTTTGGCTATAATACTCTGGTAGTAGATTATCGTGGCCTGGTAACCATGCGAACTTGGGGCCGGCCTGTGATCTTTGATGCCACACATTCTTTTCAGCAGCCCGGTGGCCGTGGCAGCAGTTCAGGCGGGCAGCGTGAATTCATATTACCCCTGGCCAGAGCCGCGTGTGCAGTGGGAGTAGATGGTCTGTTCATGGAGACACACAACAATCCAGACCAAGCCTTGAGTGACGGTCCCACACAAATTCCAGTGTGCGATTTAAGACAAATTTTGCAAAACGTATTGTCCTTGCAATCTGCATAAATCATTACATGCAACTATAACATGTACAAAGAACTTTTATCCAAGTGCAATTTAGTGCATGATTTTGTGGCCAAGTACCGGCCCCAGCGCCCGGTAAATTGGGGATGCGCCAATGGAAAAATATTAGCAAGATCAAATTGTTCTCGCAAGAAAATGAAGTCAATGATGATTTGTTAGTATAAGTATCTGCATGAAAATTGTACTTGTAACCGGCGGTTTTGATCCGCTACACTCTGGACACATTGCTTATTTTAAATCAGCCCGCACCCTAGGCGACATGCTGATTGTGGGACTCAACTCAGATGAATGGCTCACACGCAAAAAAGGTCGGCCATTCATGCCATGGACGGAAAGATTGTGTGTGATAAACAATCTTGCCATGGTAGACGAAGTTTACACATTTGACGATGCAGATGACTCGGCCAAAGAGTTTATTCGACAAGTTCGAGCACACTATCCCGACGCAACGTTGGTATTTGCCAACGGAGGCGATCGCACTGAC